TGTTTGATTTCCAGGAACTGTAAAGTCGTACACATAATTCGTTTGTTCAGGCGTGTAATATTCTATATTAATAATTTCGTCCCATAAAACATTTGATGTAATTGCTTGTTTTATTAATAATAATTCCGCATGAATAAGATCTCTGTCTGGATGTGCGTTAAACGTTTCATAATATTTTTCTAGTGTTCTACGACCAATTGTTTCTTTATTTTTCCAAAAACCATAGGTTCTACTTTGTCCTGGAATTTTTAATGTTTTACCGCAATGTGCTATAATTTCACCCATTCCGTTAATTTTATCTATTTGCTCGGATAAGAATTTCACATCGTTTCTTTCTATAAAGTTTACTAAATTATCCAATTTTTCAGCATGTAAAACACTACCTATTTGAGTTTGATATGTTTTGGCATATTTAGATGAAATATTCAAATGATATAACATACTGCCTTTATTTTTCTCACTCTTTATGTTTCCGACAATATCAAAATAATTTAATATCAATGCAAGGTCTTTGATTAATTGCTCGCTTCTGCTACAACATCTAATTTGATGATGATTTGCGTCGCATTGAAAGTTACCATCTCCGTCAAAATAACCTTGAAATAATCCCTTCTTAAATTCGTCTGGTGCGGTAAAAGCAAAGTCAGGAACCTTTTTCACGAAACTACCATTTCCACAAGTATTTAATAATAATTTTGCTAGTTTTTCACAGTTGAATTTTGTAGTGATGGATTTGCCAAATTCGCCTTGTTTTTCTACCACTCTGCATTCTTTGCCAAACAATTTAGAAATATTTTTGGTGTTTTCAATATAATATTCAGAAATGTTTGTGATGGAAATTTCATTATAGTTTAAATTTCCTTCAGCCAAATACGCGCCTATAAACCAACCAAATAACCTATCTAATTTATAAGATTCGTAGGTGTCTTTTATAAACATATTGTCAATGTGTCCGCAAACTGGAATACGCATCCCTTCTTTCATATTTGCACCAATAATTGGAACCACTTTGTGATTTTCTCTAATTAAATGACTGTGGCTGGTGGTGGATTCAACTACACGACCACTCTTTGTATAAACCTTCATCATTTGTCCGTTAACAGGATGTTTGCTAATATGAGATATTCTATTCCAACTCGTTTTCTCATTTTCAGATACACCAATAATATAATATTCGTTTTCTAGTGTATCCAAAATCGTTTCAACGCTATTTTCATTACCAGTATTGAACGTAAATTGTGGATAGGTTTTAATTATTTCATCACAAAATTCCCCCATAACAACTGATTCACACGTAATTTCCTGTGTTAATTTATTTTTTGAAATAATTTTATGTTGCGAATGGAAAGGTACTGACATCTGAGTTGAGACCTCACCAATACTTTGACCTGCAATCATTCCCACCATTTCTCCAGGTGCAACAATGGCTCTTTTATAGTCAATTGTTATGGTGTCTAAGAGTAATGTCAACGCGGCTTTATTAAATCGCTTTATAATAAGCAAATCCTTTGGTGCTAAATAATAATAGAATAATGTCCTGAATAATTCGGTAGGTGGAGTATAATAAATTTTCTTTAAATTATGAAAACATTTTTCTATCCTTTCCAGTGCTTCAAAGGGCGTAATATCGACTAACGATGATATGGTAATATTACATTGTCCTTGGATATTATTAATGATATGGGCAAATGCAACTGGACAAGTCACCGACGAATCACTCTTGTTTTTAAATACGTGTTTAATAATAGATTCGCGGTTTTTAATCATCATGTCAATATATTCTTGCGTTTTATCCATAAATTCCTTGCTTTGTTTCTTATATCTGGCCAATGTATTCTTCAAGAATATATTACCGAGTGATTTTACACTGCTTTTTTCTTCTGGAACTAAATAGTGTGAATAAATATCTTGTGTGCTCATTGAAACAATTGGGATTTGTTGGTCTTCGCATTTGGTCGTGTCAATGTTATCGTCTCCATAACAAAATTGGACTATTTTATTTTTATTCGTGCGAATTGTCATATCATACGCCACCATCAAATCTTCTAGACCCTTAATGAGTCTTCTTTGGATATAACCAGTAGAAGAAGTTTTAACGGCTGTATCAATCAAACCAACACGACCACCCATTGCGTGGAAGAATAGCTCTTGAGGCGATAAACCATTAATGTATGAACTCTCTACAAAACCGCGTGCACCCGGCGAATCGTCGTATTTGGTGAAATGCGGTAAAGTTCTACTCTCAAAACCATATGGAATACGTTTTCCGTCTACGTTTTGTTGTCCCAAACAAGAAATCATTTGAGAAATATTCAAATCTGAACCTTTGGAGCCAGCATTCACCATAATAACAAAGCGGTTATCTTTACTGAGATTTTTAAGACCGATTTTGCCTGATTCTGAAGTGGCTTGATTTAAAATACTATTGACTTGTGTCTCGAATTCTTGTTCATTGGTCTTACCTGTATTGTTTTCAAATATGCCAATTTGAACCTGGTCGACTAAATTTTTAACGTCGGTCTTCTTCTTGGTAATAACTTGGACTATTTCGTCGTTGGTTTTTTGGTCTGAAATCAAATCACTAACACCTACGCTAAATGCGGTTGATGTCATATATTCCGTTACTACGTTCTGTAAATCGTCTACAAATTTGGCTGATGCGAAATTGCCGAAATCGTTACAAACTCGTTGTAAGAGACCCTTTGACCTTGCACCTAAAACGCTCTTGTCCATTTGACCGCGCATATAGGTTCCATTCTTGATTTCTATTACGGCATTCGATGTTTTTGCATCGTCTTTATCATCTTTGAATGCCTTTGTTTTATATTTCATTGATAGTGGCGGCATTATTTGACTCAATATGTCGAAATTTGTTACGCCTCCGTCCTTCTTTATGTCTTCTAACAGTTGATGCTCGTTCACATTGTTAAACATCATTAGGATATTCATTGCATCTCGCGGTGAGAAGCGGATGTTTGGCCTAGTGAACTGGTACGAACCAAGCATTGAATCTTGGTATATACCTATGATTGAACTGTTATTTGCTGGACTCACTATCTGATATGGCACTGCCGCCAAATTTTTAAGTTCTGCTTCGGACTCTGGGTCCTGTGGCATATGTAAATTCATTTCATCCCCATCAAACTTTCGCACCATTTATGCAGTCAATATTTTTGTATATGTTTTTTGGTTTTATGTGACCGCGTAAATTATGCACCCCCCAAGGTTTCCCAAGGGGAAGGACTGTATCTTAAGCAGATTCAGGTTGATTAGACCATCATTATCCACCAACACCGGCGCAGTCTCTGAGTGCCTTCCATATCCTATCATAACGGAGTTAGGAAGTAACACTGCGGATTGCCTATTTCATACTTTTCAGTAATCATTTATCACTTTATTACCATTGGGTACGACTATTAATCGTGTTCCTCATTAATGTTTCCATTTGTGAGTGGTAGTGATAACTTTAAGGTGTCCCCGTCAACAAGGTGTTTTGCAAATAAATTAGTATATACTTGAGGCAAATCAAGGTTATTTTCTAAATGATATTCTACTATTTTTTTATAATGGTTCTCAATCTGCTCTTTAATTATTTTGTTGTTTTTTGATAAATTTTCTTTAGACGACAAAGGCATAGTGTTTCTCCAATTAAAAGCTAATAATTGTTCTTCTTGATTATCTAAATTAAATTTGGATATTGGTATTACGTGGTCAATATGCCATTCTTTACCGTGATTTTCCAAATTACAATTATTATTATAACTGAATATCCATTTAAAATATTCATCAGAAGAACATCCTAAATACTCTACTGAGTGTTTAGTTTTATTTTTATTTCTCAAACAATTATAAATTCTAGTTCTTATATAACGTTTAAACTTTTCAGTAGGTTCGTCTCGTTCACAATCTCTACATTTTAGACGATTAAACCGAAACCTATCTTTATGTTTAACTTCGTTACAATATTTACATTGTTTGTTTTCTAAACCTATTTTTGTTTGTTCTTCTTCTTCTATTTTTTGTTTTTCAATTACTTTTTCGTGCTTGAAATCACTAGCTTTTTTTATTAATTTTTTTCGATGTTCATCATCATTTTTATATTTTTCTCGTCGTCTAGAGTTATTACAATTACAACAAATCAAACCGCGATTATAGAAGTTATCTATAGTCTTTTCTTCATTACACTTAGAGCACGTCTTATACGCGACATTTTCAGGTTTTGTAGTAGCCATTTATATATTCTGTAGATTATCTTTTAAGTTTATTGCCTCAAATATATTTATTAATTTATTCACTAGAGGGTTTCACGCTTTTTACGCCCCCTGTTGCCAACCTCGATGGATTGTGACGTTATATCGTCACTAATAGTTGATCGGCATTGTATGGTTTTGTGTCCGCAACATTCATTCTAAAAGTATCACCACGCGTCATAATACGCGCAATGTGACACATCATCGACATCCTGTGCAAAGTAGGTTGACGATTAAATAGAATAGCATCTCCATCCATCATGTGACGATGAACGGTGTCCCCTTCTTCGAGGACAATAGATTTTCTATCTAAATAATATCGCAACGTAATCACTTCACCATTTTGTTTTTCCAACATTTTAGCTCCAGGCCACACATCAGGCCCATTTTGAACTAATTTTGTCAAGAAATCTTTATTAATTTTATTCACGATAACAGGTTTGGTAATATTTTTGGCAATTTTCATAGGAATACCGAGTTCACGAATTGAAATATTAGGGTCCGCAGTAATCACAGACCGAGCACTAAAATCAACACGTTTCGCCATCAAATTACCTCTCATACGACCACCTTTCCCATTTAAACGGTCCTTGATTGATTTCAAGGGACGCCCCGAACGCTGCGCAACAGATGCTACCCCAGGAATTTTATTATCCACTTGAGTCGCTACGTAATATTGCAACACCGTTGTCCAATCATCAACTACATTCGCAGGAGCGTTATTTTTAATTTTATCTTGTAACGTTTTATTCGTTTTAATAATATTTACCAAAATATGACTCAAATCGTCTTCCGAACGTTGCTGCGCATCATGCTTTACCGATGGGCGCACCGCTGGAGGTGGAACCGACATCACTTGACAAATCATCCAATCAGGTCTCGAATAAACAGGACTGAATCCCATAAAATTAACATCATCGTCGGAAATTCGCTTAAAATTTTTCAATACCATTTCAGGCGTAACCTTGATAATAATTGGCTCCGCATCAGCAGTGTCATTTTTCCATTCAGCAAATATCGTAGCCAGACCCTCTTTGCGAATTTTATTTGGTTGTAATGTTCCGCAACCATCTTCGCTGTCATCTCCACAGCGTTTTACTT